AGCTCGAGCGGCTAGGTGTGCTCGATCGTGTTGATGCGGAGCACGCCTTGGCGATGGCGTTGGCGCTCGACCTCGAGACTGACAGTCGCGCGTTGGCGTCATTGTCTCGTGAGTTTCGAGCGGCGGTTGCTGATCTGCGCGCGTCGACTGCACCGCAAACCCGGACGACGTTGTCGGCTATTCGTGGCACTCTCACCTGAGCTCCTGACGTCGGTCCGTCCGGCGTACTTGGCGTGCCCACCGCGGACTACGACGTGGGCACCTGCACTGATCGAGTTGTGCGCGAGCGTGGATTTGAACCTTGACCCGTGGCAGTGTTTAGCACTCGATGTGACCTTGTCGCGCAACGTGGACAGTTGGGCTGCGCAGCTCGCAGCGATCTTAGCGGGTCGCCAGTCGGGTAAAACTAAAGGTGTGCTTGTGCCTTGCCTGCTGGGTGACATGTTTCTGTGGGGTCGACCGGACGAGGTCAGCTCAGTGTCGGCGCACGTATTCCGCACCACGTTGGAAATTTTTCGGGTAGTCAAAGGGCTTGTTACTAATTACGACGACCTCCGCGCTGAAGTTAAGCGCGTAAGTAATGAGAACGGCAACGAGCATATCGAGTTGCTTAATGGTTTCCGCGTCATGTTCAGTGCGCGCACGAAGACTGGTGCGCGTGGACTCAGCGGCAGGTACATTAACCTTGACGAGTCCCTTTTCCTGACTATTGAGCATCAAGCAACAATCTTGCCTTTGATCCTGGCCCAACCAGACATTCAAATTCGGCTGTTCTCGTCGGCGCCCTTGTCTGACTCGGAAGTGTTACTTGCGATTCAGGCTGACGGTCGTGCCGCAGTCGACAAGCCGAGCCGTATCGCTCATATCGAGTTTTGTGATGAGACACCGTGCATCGAGCGCATGTGTGATCACGCTAAAGATACGATCGGCTGCGCTTATAACGACCCTGCGTGTTGGGAACGTGGGTCACCGGCGATGCAGGTCGGTCGTATCAGTGTTGATAACGTGGCGTTGATGCGCGAAAAGTTGACGTTGGCTGAGTTTGCGCGGGAGATTATGGGCCGCTCGGGTACGGATTCGTTGGCGCGCGGCCCGATCCCTGCCACCATGTGGGCTGCGTTAACGGGTGATCGTGCGTCGTGGCCGGTGATGACTGCCCTTGGTTTGGCCGCTAGTTGGGACGATGGGGGTACGCAGAGCGTTGGTTTGGTTGCTGCTGGTCGCGGCGCTGACGGCCGTGATTACGTGGAAGCGGTGGCGATGGGACCTGGGACAACGTGGGCTGTTGATTGGTTAGCGGCCCGTATTCCTGACCAGTTTGCGGAGGTCATCCTTGATGGTCGTGGTCCGGCTGCTGAACTGATCCCGGACCTTGAAGCGGCTGGTATCCCAATGCGTATCGTGAGCACGGTTGATGCGACGCGCGCTGGGCCGTTACTTGTGCGCCGTGTAAAGGATGATCAGTTGCGGCATTCGGGGCAGCTTGAGTTGGCTGATGCTGTTGCGCGTGGTCGTCGTCGTGATGTGGGTGACGGGTGGTGTTGGCGTCGCCGCGGTGAGGATGACATTTCCCTGCTCGAGGCTGCTAGCCTCGCTGTGTTACAGGTGGCTGATAGTCCTGTTGATGGTCAGGTTTATTGACTGGGCGCCGCGGTCTGGTTGATCGTGTGGGGGTCGAGTAATGCCTATTTCTGCACCACCACCGGCGCCACCGCCACCGCTACCGGAAGGGAACAAGATGTCTTATTTGTTGGTTCAGGCCCAAGGCCAAGTTTTGGATGTGACGATCGGCAACCCGGGTGGTGGTAACGCCACCATGTTTGCGGATTCTGGTTTGACGGTGCCGATTACTGTGTGGCCGGTGCGAGCGAACGGTACTGATACCACGTTCTTTGTTGGGCGTGACCCGTCTTTTTGGAATGTGACTGTGAAGGATCACGCGGGTAACACGCTGTTGTCGCAACCGTTTACGGCTGGTCCTGGGCAACCGGCTGTGGTGGCGCCTGTCCCGTTGTTTACGCTTTCGTCGGCGCGTATTGGTCGTAGCCACCTTGAGGCGAACGCGGTCCCGGCGGCGGAGGAAACGATCCCTCGTTTGGTGTCTGGTGGGACTCTCACTTTGACGTCGGGTGTTGCCCGGTTCTCAGCGTTCACGGCTAGGTCACCGTTGGTGGTTAATAACATTACTTTCGTGCAGGCTGGTACTGCCTCGTCTGGTTTGACGACGAACCGGGTGGCGTTGTATTCGGTTGATGCGTTTGGGAATATTGCTTTCCTTCAGTCGAGCGCGAATGGTGCTGCGACGGTGTCTGCGTCGTCGCCTGTTGTTTCTGCGTTGTTGGCGCCGGTGACGTTGATCCCTGGTGCTCGGTATGCGATTGGCGTTTTGTTTACGGGGACCACAGTCGGTTCGATTTATGGGCAGGCTGGTGGTTCGTTCTTGTCGACTCTTATTATGAATAACCCGTGGTCGGCGGCGGAGTTGGCTGCTTCTGATTTGACTGCGGCGGCGTTGGCGTCGGCTACGTATGGCACGTTGACTGGTCGCCCGGCTGTGTATATGAGAGTGAGCTGATCATGTCTGAGATGCCTGTCGTCGAGACTGCACCGGTTGTTGAGGTGGTACCGGTCGTTGAGGTGGCACCGGTTGTCGAGCCTGCACCGGTTGTTGAGGTGGCACCTGTGCTCGAGGTCGCACCGGTCGTGCCACCTGCCCTCGTGAGCTCTGCCCTTGTCGGGTTAACAAATCACGACGACGGTTCACAAACCTACCATTACGTCGACACGTACGATGATGGTTCAACGGTTGAGCGTGACGTGCAGGTTGCTGCACCACCACCGCCACCGGAACCCCTCGGGGTCCGAGCCACAAAGGCGAATGATACTCAACTTGGTGCGATTGTTGCGGAGCTCGCAGCGCGTATGGGTGCCGACTACTAACCGAGGGAGGCGCGCGCCGTGGTGACTACTATCCTTGATATTGCTGGCGCGCTGCTGGTAATTGTTGGGTTCGCGTTCCTGTTCGGGTTGCCGGTTGCGGCGATCATTGCTGGGTGCGTGTTGTTGGTGGCGTCTAGGCAACTGGTTCGGCAGGTGGGCAAGTGAGCATTTTTTACCGGGCTTCCTCACCTGTTCAACGTCGTGACCAGGCGACTGCTGATAGTTACGTGGCAGCGTTGTTGGGGTCGCGTTCGTCGCAGGTCCCCGCGGTGGCGCTGGTCCCCGAACAAGCGTTAGGCCATGTAGCGGCGTTCGCTTCCGCTAACTTGTTGGCGAACTCGATCCGTATCCTCCCTGTTGATGAGTACACTGGGCGAGGTTCGAACCAGCGGCCGGTGAATGCGGTTGATGCGTTGTTGCTTGATCCGTCGGGGGAGCAACTTGGGTGGGGTTCATGGGTTTGGCAAGTAGTGATGCAGACTGCGTTGCGTGGTAACGCTGTTGGGCAGATCGTGGAGCGGGACGGTAACCTTGTCCCAAAGACGATCACCTTGTTGGATTCGACAAAGGTCAAAGTGTCGCGGGATAAACAATCGGGCACTGTGTGGTCTGTTAATGGTTCACGTGTACCCACATCGGACATTTGGAATTTTCGTATGTACCCGATGCCAGGGACTGTTGGTGGGCTGAGTGTGATCCAGCAACACGCGCGAATGATCGGCCTTGGGATGAGCTCAGTCGACTGGTTGAATTCGATCTTTGAGGATGGTGCGATCCCCACAGGGATCATCACTACCGAGAATTCGATCAACGCTGACGCGGCGAAGACGATCAAGGAACGTGTGATGTCGTCGTTGCGTGGTTCACGTGAACCGATCGTCCTCGGTAAAGGTGTTAGTTACCAGTCGGTAGCTATGAGTCCTGCTGATATGACGTTGATTCAGCAGCAGCAGTGGTCGTCGGCTGAGGTTGCGCGTATTTTTGGTCCTGGTGTCCCTGAGTTGTTGGGGTACTCATCAGATAATTCGATGACTTATGGGAACATCGGTCAACGGTTGCAACACTTTTTGACACTGACTTTGGAACCGTGGCTGGGTACCCTTGAGGATTCTTTGTCGAGGTTGATTGCGCAACCTCGGTGGGTGCAGTTTAATCGGAACGCTTTGCTTCGCACTGATATTGCGTCCCGATATTTGACGTATAAGGATGCGATTAATGGTGGGTGGTTGACGATTAACGAGGTCCGGGAGCTTGAGGATCGACCGACTGTTGCGTGGGGGAATGAGCCGCCACCGATTTGGCATAAGGGTGAGGCACCTGCGCAGGCCGCTAGTGCTGATGCTGGGACCACACCACCGGTTGTTCAGGGGAAGGCGTGATAATGACACTTGCTGAGTATCGACAGAAGGCGCGGGGCCGTGAACAACGCCGAGCCCCGTACCCTGCAACAGCTAACGGTGCCGCATCATGGTTGCAGGTCCGCGCAGCGACCGCGGGGACGGGTGTTGATGTTATTGGTTACGCCTCAATCACTGGCACCCCATATGACGTGACCGATTTCATGGGCGATTACGCTGAAGTAATGGCATCAGGTGTGTTCACTAAAAGCCTCGCGGAGCAGGATGATGTGAGGTTGTTGCTGAACCATGAAGGTTTACCGTTGGCGCGGACCAAATCTGGGACGTTGAACATGACTGAGGTGATGAACCCTCGTCAAGACCCGATGAACCTGGGGCTGACCGGTTTATACATTGAGGCTAGTCTCGATGCGCGGAGCAGCATGGTTAATGATGTGATGATTGCCCTCGAGCGTGGGGACTTGTCGCAAATGTCGATTGCTTTTCAGGCTACTCGTCAGTCGTGGTCACCGGATTATGATCAACGAACCATCACCGAAGCGAAACTATTCGACGCTTCACTGGTCACCTACCCGGCGTCACCAACAACGGTTGCGCAAGCGGTGCCGCGGTCGGCGCGCGCATTGAACGCCATTGCAAAGATTTCGGCGCGCGCATTGACTGACCCGGAGCGGACCGCTATCGCCCAAGCACTGGGAGCATTGAACGGGGTTGACAGTATCGTTGACGAGCTCCTCGAGGATTTGGCTGACCTGCTCGGTGTCCCCAACCCAGATGATGATGAGATGGA